TATTAACTAACGCGTTTATATCTTTTGGAAAACAACTACCACCAAACCCTAACTTACCATCAGGTCCAGGTACAGCCCAATGTGATTTACCTAATCGTTCATCATAAGTAGCATACTCCACAACTTTATCATAATCAATATCAAAATAATCACATACTATTTTCATTTCATTTGCAAATGATACTTTTGTAGCCAAGAATGTATTTGTAAAATACTTAACCATCTCTGCTGTTATTGAACCTGTCTTAACTATTGTAGCTTCTGGAAATACCAATGAGTACACTTGTCTTAATATTGTTGTTTGTGGTCTCTGTCCACCAATTATAATTCTGTTCTGATTTTTAAAGTCTTCTATAAAATTAGCTTCTGTAAGAAATTCAGGGTTGAATAAAACAGTTACATACTTATTCTCTTTATTTAATCTATTCGTAGTTCCTGGTGGTATTGTAGATTTAATTGCAATTATCTTATTTTCATATTGTCTTACCTTACATACACTATTTATATCTTTTACCACACCTTCAACTATACTCGTATCACAACTACCATCTTTTTTCATTGGTGTTGGAACACATACAAATATAATATCTGAAGATGAAATTAATTCACCTATTGATTCACAATTACAATTTCCATTTAAATCATATGTATGAGTTTCATAATGTTTTTCAAACATAACCTTAACAGCTGTTCCAACATATCCTTGTCCCACTATTCCTACTCTTTTCATTTGTTCTCCTCTAAATCAAAATTTTCTTCTAAAAAATCAACACCTCTTGTTATCGCCCAAGTTTTAGAAGTACTATCAAAGTGATTATGTGATTGTAATATTCTAATAGCTTCAGATACAACTTCACGAATAAGTGTTTTAGTTGAATCATCACCAACCATCTGTAACTCTATTCCATCTTTATTTTTGTATTTCATTTTTAATCCACTCCTCTAAATTAATTTCAGGTTTCCATTTTAAAACATTTAAAGCGTTATCATTTGTTCTTAATGTTTCTCTTACTTCACCTTGTATCGCATCTATATAAGTTCTTTCACCACCAATCATATCAACTATCTCATTAATAGAATAGTTTTTTCCTTTACCCAATTCATAAGTTGAACATAAATCAGAGGTATGTTCCATACATTTAACTAAACCATCTACAACATCATCAACATGCGTAAAGTCTCTTCGTTGTTCTCCATCTCCTGTAATAGTTAATGGTTTACCACTCTTCTGTTGTTCTTTAAAAATAGATAACACAGTTCTATACGCTCCTTCATCTTGCATATAATCACCATAAACATTATAGAATCTACAAATAGTAGTTTTTAATCCAAATATCTCATTATACATTCTACACAATTCCTCACCTTGCCATTTTGTAAATGTATATGGATTTTTATATGTACCACCGTGAAATGAACTTGAACCAGCATAGATTACAGGTATATCATATTTACGAGCACATTCAAGAATGTTCTGTGTCCCTGTAACATTAACATTAAAAACTTCTTTTGGATTTTTAAACGAAGGAGCTATTCTCGGTAAAGCTGCCATATGAAATATCACATCAACACCACTCATAATATCTTCCATCGTTTGAATTTCAAAAAGTTCTTGTAATGAAATATCAACCATAAACAATTTAGATTCTTTATTTATATTTTTTTGTTTACCTGTGGATAAATTATCAAAGACAATTACCTCGTGGTTATCTTTTACTAATCTATTAACTAAATTAGTACCAATGAATCCCGCACCACCTGTTACTAACGCTCGCATTTAATTAACTCCTCTTCATATGTTTTTAGTTTATTAATTGTAAATTTAAAAATACCTAATTCAAACTCACCAACTTCAAGTTCTTTGTCATTAGCGAGTATTTCTGATAAATTTGTAAGTACATTAAAATTTTCTTGATTTAAATCTCTAGCGTTAAATTCAACAACTATATCGTTAGTATGTTTATCCATCAAAGATGAAACTTTATCTCTTAAATTAAACATTGTTTCTTTTTGTTCATCTTCAATATAATTATTTATCAATGGACTATCTACATAAAGTGTTGAACACCAGGGTTCTAATTCATACAAAATATCATCTCTACAACCATACGCTACTAAACCAATATCATATTTAGGTGGTATGATAGGTTTTAACAAAGCATCGTGTTTAACCATATGTCCCCACTTACGAATAAAGTTACGAGTAGATTTGTGATTCTGTTTCAACCACTCATCAGTCTCTCTACCTTTCATAAACACTTGTCCATCTGGATTTCTTTTAGCACCATCAGCAAATCTTGAACCTCTACAAGTCATATGATATACGAAACCTTCCCAAGTTTGTACAAACTCATATCCAGCTAATTGAAATCTATTAAATATATCTGAATCTTCTTTTGATTGTGGGGCGTACAATGGGTCGTGTCCTCCAATACTTTGGAAGTCTTTTTTCATTATAGCCCACGGCGCGAATATACCTTCTGTCGTTTTACCTAAATCTTTAAATTTATCCAAGTCTCGTAATAATTGTTGTTCATCAAACTCTTCAGGTTCAATTCCATAGTCAGCCAATATCTTTTCAGGACCATCTGGATGTAGTGGTGGTTCTATTCTTGTACCACTAACCACAACACCTTCTTTGATATATTTATTTACCTGTTCATCAAGTCCTGGTAAAGCATACATATCAGCATGGTATATCATAACAATATCATTGGTAGCGTAATCGTTAATCAATGTATCATACAATATTGTGTGTCCTAATCTTGTAGGGCCTTCATTTCTGTGAATCTTTACATTTAAATCTTTCTTCGCAATCTCCTGCATCCACTCCCAAGTACCATCATCTGAAAAATCATCAGCCATACATATTTCGTGTATGTATCCAAGATTCTTTCTGATTGAATTGTAACTCCACTTCAAGTATTTTAAATTGTTTCTACTTGGTTGTATAAAACTAATTGGTTTCATTTGTTTTCTCCACTCTTGACGAACAACATCATACAAAAATCTTGGTTTTATTTTCGCGTTGTGTTCTGACATCTTATTAAAATCCTCTGTTTCATATAAACTTTCCAAATCTATTAAACTATATTGTCCATCTTTTAATTTTACTATATTTGACGGAACTAAATCATAGAAAAATATTCCTGTCTCTTTATACTTTTCCATTACTTTAACTTTTAAAGTATCTGGTATTAAATGTTCATCAAATTCACTATCTGATAATACTTCTCCACCTTCTGAAATATATCCTACAATTAGATCCCAGGGACAATCATCATCTAATATAACACCTTTTAATCCTGGAACTAATCCTTCAAAATAATTACTTTCAATAGCCTTTTCAAAAGTCTCTCTTCTTACATAATCTTTATGAAATAATTTATACCACTCATTATTTTCTTTATCATAATAAATACTCCTTCCGTGATTTACACCATTGTCATCAATACGATTATACTTATCTCGTATCAATTCAAATTTATCAAAATCTATTTCATTAGTCTTTATCTTTAACATCATCAAATTCCTTAAAAATTACTTTTTGTGGTAAGAAGCATTTCCAATTTCTAAATCTTCTCATACCATTATTAAAATCATAATATCCTTCATAAAAGTTTGGAAGATGTCTGCCTCTAAATGGTATATCGTGTGTACAATTCTCCCCATTAGCTAAAAATTCTTCCAATGCTCCCTTCAACCATTCAGTTTTAAACATAGAATCAACAGGTACTCTTTTATGTGGAGCATGTTTACCTAAATAAAAATAAGCGTGTTCCATCTTTTTATATCCTGGTGATGGTATTGTATTAAATGGTGTAAATCCATCAACAAATTGTTGTTGAGTATATTTATCTATCTTACCAAAAAAACCTAAATCACCATCATTGTCAATCATCTCTTTTAAAAAATTAGATATATCTTCTTTAGGAGCTGTAACTTCTATATCTTCACATAAATATATAGTGTATGGTGTTTTAATTTCATTAACCATTGCTAATGTAACTAACGCCCAATCTTTTTCTAAATTATTATAAAAGTTTATCTTTGGAATATCAGATAAATATAAATCTCTTACCTCTTCCAAATTTTTATCACTATTAAAATTAACATAAAATTCATACTCACTAAATACATCACCTAACTTTTTAGTATTTCTTCTTATGACTTCTAATCTCTCTTCGTGATTACAAACAAAATTTTGAACTATACTTATCATTTATTTAACATTGTCTCCGTATCATCACAATTGTGTTTTATAATTTCTCTTTTTGGTATCGCACACTTAATTTTACTACCCCACATAGTCACACCATTAGGTTCGTGAAATATATCCTCAAAATGATGAGGAAGACTTAATGGAAATCTCCTTGCTGTTGGATAATATGTAACCAATTCTTCCAATTTTTCTATTAACATATCTGTTTTATAAATAGCATCTACTGATAAAGAAGAACCTGGAGATTTATTCGCAGAATATAACCATAGATTTTTACCTTCATCATAACCATTTAAATATTGTTCTCTTGTATATTTCCACAATCTTCCTATTGGTAAATAACTTATGTCTCTTTCTACAATTTCTTCCATCAATTCATTCCATTCAGTATCTGTAATATCATATTCATAATCTTCACAATGAGTAATAACATATGGTGTTTTTACTTTTTTAACTAAATCTAATGTAACCTTCCCCCAATTTTCATCTAAATCATTATTAAAAGTTAAATTACTAATATTATCTTTATATAATTTATAAACTTCATCATAATTAACTTTAGTATTGTAATTAATATAAAAAGGTGTATCTTTAAATACATTGCCTATTTTTGGTAGATTGGTATTTAAAACTTTTAATCTAGCTTCTTTTGTACATATAAAATTTTGAACAAAACTTATCATACTCTTCTCCTAAATATATCTATGGTTAATGCACCACTATCAATTAACTCGTATACATTGTGTTCACGACTATTGTTAAAAAGTGAACCTCTTATTCCATAATGTCCATCTAATAAAAGATAATCAAATACTACTTCATCAAATGGCTCTCTATCTACATACATCTCACAACTACATAAAATTGTTGGAACAGGAGTCATTGACTTTATTGAAGTTTTAGGTGGTTCTATATTATATTTTTTGTAGAACTCCCAATCTTTTTTAAACATATCTTTCCAATAAGAAATATCACCTAAATGTATTTTGTCTTCAATAGGTAATTTTCTTCTGTAAGGTCCTTTATAAGTATAATAATGTGTTAATGGATCATAATTAAAACATTTAATACCTATCTTATCTAAAAAAATTGACAACAAGCCAAATCCTGAACCATTATCTACAAATGTTGTATTTTTAAATAATTCATTCTTTTCTATTGATACCAACACTACATCCACAGCGGCTTTAGATAAAAGTCCACGAAAATACTTATTATAAATGGTATCAGGAGTAGCGTACCTATCATAATCACCAGGTGAATGAAAATAAGGATGTTTATCCATTCCAAATCCTTTTAATAGTTCCTTATAATCATCTGATAATTCTTCTATCCAAGATTCTGAAAAATGTTTTTTCAATAAAGATATACTATCGTTTTTATCTAATTTATTTATCATTAAATATTTCCAACCAATGTTCTGTCATTTCTTTCATCATTGTTTCAAATGTATATTTAGGTTTCCAACCTAATGTTTCTCTTATTTTTGTAGAATCACCTTTTAGATATTTTAATTCTTCTGCTCTTAAAAATTTAGGATTCTGTGTAACATAATCTTTGTAATCTAAATCAAGTAATCCGAACACATATTCACACATCTCTCTTACAGAATGTGTAACACCTGTTGCTACAACAAAATCATCTGGTGTATCGTGATTCACAATCATATTCATAGCTCTCACATAATCATATGAATGTCCCCAATCACGATAGGCATCCATATTACCAAGTTCTAATTTATCTTGTAATCCTAATTTAATTCTCGCTGCGGCCTTAACAACTTTGTTAGTTACAAAATTTGAACCTCTTCTTGGCGATTCGTGATTAAACAATATACCATTTACAGCAAATAGATTGTGAGCGAATCTATAATGTCTCACAATGTTATAACCAAATACTTTAGCACAACCATAAGGACTTGTTGGCTCCATCTTTGTAGTTTCTCTTTGGTAGCCATCTTCCTCAACACTCCTACCAAACATCTCTGATGATGATGCTTGATAAAACCTAGCAGTAGGACAATGATATTTATAAGCCTCTAACATATTTAATACACCAAGAGCATTTGTTTGAACGGTAAATTGAGGAACATCAAAACTTATCCTAACATGCGATTGTGCACCAATATTATAAATCTCATCAGGTTTGATTGTACCTAACATTCTTTCCAATGAACTTACATCAAGTAAGTCACCATACTCTGTGTTGACTCCATTACCAACTAAATGATCAATTCTACTTTCTTGATTTTCAGCTATAGAATTTCTTCTAACTATTCCATACACCTCATAATCTTTTTCTAATAAATGTTCTGCAAGATAACTACCATCTTGTCCGTTAATTCCTGTTATAAACGCTTTTCTTTTAGCCATTTTTAAATATCTCCATTTGTGTTAAGTCGGGCCAATCAGTAACCACCCATTGTCTCGGTTTAGTTTTAATAGCTTTTGGTAATTTCTTTAATCCATTAGCTGCTGTTTCAGGTGCCATATAATAATGATAACCTCTTGTTGTAATATTTTGTTCACGCCAAGGTATATCTGGATGTCTACCATCGTATGACATTTTTTTAAGTTCCATAGCTGCTTCTTTATTATCTGTTAATATCATTCCACCTCTACCTAAACTTAAATGTTTTTGAAATTGAAAACTCAATGACATAAATGAACCAGATATGTAACTATCTTCTCTCCATAATACAGCTGCATCATAAATGTTAGTACCACCTATTTTGTAATAATCTGTCCACTCTTCATCCTTCCATTTTAAATCAATACCAAGTTTATCTGCTAAAAATGGAACTGATAGATAAGTTCTTTTTGGAACTTCAATAGATTGTATATCCATATATCTTAAACACAATTCTATTCCGTGTGTACAACAATCAACCGCTACACCATAAGGTGCACCGAACCAATGTGCTACTTCATTTTCAAAATCACTCACTACTTTAAAACTCATAATTTTATACCCTTCATTAATTTAATGTCCGTTCTCTATACCCTGTGTTTACATCATTATATTCTTCAAAGTTAGACATATCAAATTCCCCATCAATGTATTCACAATTTTTGTATTTACATCTTACAGGATAATGATCAAATCTATCATAAAATTTATGTTTTAATCTTGGCTTCAACCCTGTTTTTTGTATATGTTGTAATGTATCTTTATGAGAATGTCCCTTATAAGAACTTAAATTTTCATATAGTGTACTAAATAAATCTACATCAGATGAATTACCGATAAACCAAGGATCTGAATACATCCCCCAATTATCACATACACAAGCACCATCTATACATTCTTGAATATGAGAAATGTAAAAGTTATCACTATCCCAATCTTTTAAATTTATATCTTTATTAAAAATATAATCAAATCTACTCAAAATAACCCAATCATATTTAAAATCATTTTCTTCTTCATATATACTTTTTAATTGATTAGCCATCGCCAATGAATACCATCTACTAGCAAAACTATTCTGTCTAATACTACTCTGTTTAAAATCTATCTGTTCCTCTATCACATAACTTTTTGGTTCGTATGTTTCAATTAAACCTTCTTCGTGATTAGTACTCCAACTATGTATAAAAGTATCAATATCATCATTTTGATCAAAAATATGTTTCTTATTAAAATGATGTCCAATTCTATAATCAACATCTCTACCCACACCATATTTTTGTGTAGCTGAACCAACTAATCCATATAAACAAAAAGCTATTTTCACATTACTCCCAAAACATTGTGTTATGATTGATATTATCAATTATATCTTTTTTAATTTCTTCATTATAAGTAGCAGTTTTTAAAATAACAACCGCATCATTTATATCTTTTAATATCTTTGGTGACTCAACCATAAAATTAGTACCATACAATCTCTTACCTTGTTTCATCTCACTATTATCTAAAATACAATTAATCTTTTCTGTATCTAATCCATTATATATTAAAAATTGTGAAAATATATGAGCACCAAACAAATATATATTTCCTTCACATCTTTTAATCAGAGTATTTAAAACTCTAACATCACCTTTATAATAATTTACAAAATCTAAAAATACTTTTTTATTTTTCTTATAAAGAGAACTTGGCCATTTTACTACCGTCGGTGTTACTTTAACACACGCATAAAAAATACAAGGTAGTTCTTCGTGATGATGTTTTTTTATTATTTTAAACCCAACTTGACTTAATAATAAATCAATAATTTCTTCTGTCAAAAATGCAGTGTGTTCAAAGTTTAATGCATTTGTAAATTTATTTTCAATATAATGATATAAATTTGGAACACTAAATATATGTAAAGTGTCTTTATTTATTTGTTGATGAATCGTTTTTAAAAATGTTAAAGGTTCATAAGTATGTTCAAAAACATGCGAGTGTACAATAGCATCGTACTCTTTTTCAATTACATAGTTCTCATCAAACCATTCTCGAAGATGAACAAAATTATCCATAACAACTTCTTCATATGTATGATTAGGTTCAAGAGCTGTCCAATGATTATCTTTATTTTTAGATAAATACAATTTACCCAATCTACCTTTTCCAGCTCCTATCTCTAAAGCTGTTTTAACTTTTAGAGTTTCAATGAAATCAGCTAAAGCTATATCGTGATTCTTCCAAACTTCTCCAATACCATCATTGTGTGGAAACTTATAAACTAATTCTAATGGAAATAATTCTCTCAACTGAATTACTCCACTATCTTTACAAATATCCCAAGTTTGATTCATTACAACATCTTCACTAACATCTTGACTTGTACACGCCATAGACGCTGGAACATTTTCAAATGTATGTAGGTGTTCTAAATTAGATTCACCTGTCACTATACTTTTATCTCTAATTATTGTATTATATTTCAACAGATTCCAATCCTTTATTTCTTTCTAAATTTATAGCGAAACAAGTATCATCATCTCTACTTGGTTTTCTATCATTTATAATATATCTGAAAGCTCCACCAAAACCCATAACTAACTGGTCATAATTTATACCAGCTCTTTGCATTTGTTTAATAGTAGCTTCTCTAGCACTTTCTTTTCTACCTGTTGTGATTACAATATGATAACCTTTTGAATCCCATTCTCTTAACTTGTCGTGAACACCAGGTAAAACTTCTAATTCATAACTTGGATTTTGAATATCAATAGGATTAGAATGTTTTACCAAAGTACCATCTAAATCACAAAATATTGTTTTTGATTCACCTTTATACATCAAGTAAACTCCTTAACTTATTTTTAATAACTGATTTAATTTTGTTATCGATATTAGGTTTCATTTCTAAAAACTTCTCATCTGATAAAACATAATGTCCACAAATTTTAATAAGTTCTTCTTTATTATCATATGGTACAAAACCTTTATCTACCCATTTCTCCCATCTTCTTGAAGAAAAACAAATTCTATAATAATCTTCCACCCCGCGTCCCATAATATTCATATGTTGTAAGTAACACATAGTTTCTAATTGTCCAAACTCTGGTGCGATATTAATTGAATCTAAACCAATATTAAATTTATCTTTAATCTCTTGATTGGATAGATAATCTCCATTATGTTCTTTACTTAACACACTCCAATATTTACACACATCAATGAACTCACTTAATCTAGCTTCATCATACTTTCCTGTATTAATTTGTTTACCTAAATCTATACCAACTCCTGATTGTACTACTGCATATTTAATGTTATCGAAGAAATCAAACTCCGAAGCAGTTCTTAATAATATATTTAATTCATCAGGTGTAAACTTTCTGATAGCTTCTTCTGTTCCAACTTCAAACAATACCTTTGGATTTATATCATAAATCATATTCATATTTTGTAAAGTCTCATCTATTCCAGCATTTAATTCTGGATATTTTTTCCACGGATCTATATGAATAATATCAAGATGTTCTGCATCAGCTTGAAAAGAACCAACTCCATCATCTTCTACATAACCTTGTCCTGCTCCTCCGTGATCTCTTTCAATTGGAACTCTACCATTTACATATTTTGAAAATTCTTCTGTTGTCCAATTATTAACATAACCACCACTAAATTCAACTTGTCTTCGTGATGGAATGAATCCAATCTGTTTACCATTCTCTTCTGTAAATTCGATTACCGCATCTACTACATTCTTACTCATCGGGCCTATCCAAAATTTAATATTATTCATAATCTATTCCTGTATAAAGTTTGAATTGTGCTTTCGCTTGTTCTAAAGCTATTCTTTTACCTATCGGTGTAAATGGTCTTCCATCAATCACCTTATTATTAGTAGCTATAACATCAATTGGTGTAGCGTTAAATAATGTTTCATTTTTCAAAGTATCAATTAAACTCCAAGTGTCTCTTGTTATTATTGTATATTTAATATCTAACAAATTACAAGCGTATTGGACTGCTTTACTAAAACCACCATTACCTAAAATATATAAATGACTATGAACTGATTTTAAAATATCCATAACACCTATATAATCAGTATTATATGATTTTAATCGTCCATCATCATTAATTATTGTATTCGCTGAACCAATTTTACGAAATGATTCATCCCAATCATCTACAAACTTATTCACCTCTATCTTAAAAGGCATACTCACGGCACATCCTTTTATATTCAATGTTCTTACAGCTTGAATGGATTTTTCTATATTATCAGAATAAAAAGATTTATAAATAGCATCTATATTATTATACATAAACGCGGCATTAAAAAACTCACATCCATTGTTACCTGGATTTGATGAAAATGAACAATATATTTTTGTATCTTTATTTATCATTTATATTTTGTAACATTTCTTTTGCTTTAAAGAACAATAAGTTACCAAACTCTTTTTCGTGTAATGGTGACATATTTAAAAATATTAAAGCTGTTATCAATTGTACTTTTTCTAAATCATAACCATTTCTTGATATCCATTTTTCATACATTGGTTTGAATTTATCAAGCTCTAGCTCGGATTCATAGGTATAAGTTACAACATTTTGATCAATTAAACAAGCAAAATTTTCATTATCTTTCATTAATTTATATGACATTAAAATTCCACCATACATTTTAGCTAAATCATAATAGACATCACCAACATTACTACCAGCAAAATCTTGTCTCCAATCTAACAAATGAAATTCACCATCTCCATAGATTACATTATCAAATTGTAAATCACCGTGAAATAGTTTTGTAGGTATTCCCTCATAAACTTTACCCCAATTAAAATCTATTAATAACTCATTAATAGTGTTTGTTTCAACACCATTAACAATATGTTTTCCGCTGAATGAATTATCTCTATTCTCTAAAAATAATTGTAATCTCTCTGAAGTTTTGGTTAAATAAAAAGCTTGACACTTATCAAAAAACTCCGTGTCTTCAAGTGTCTCTTTTTGCCATAGATTTTCCTTCGCGAAATTTAAAAATTGTTTCCAAGTTTTTAAATCATTACAATTATAAAGTGTATCACCATTAACCCACTCGTAAGCGTATAGATTATCTCCTGTATAATTTAATGTTGGTACTAAATCATCTAAATCATCAGTTCTTTCTATTCTACCTTTTATAAAGTTTTTATCAGATGATAACTTTATAAAATTGTTTTTGACTTTATATAGAAATTCTCCATTTGTTTTTGGTATACTATAATTTTCAGATTTTTCAAATAACTTTTTAGCTCTCATATAATTATCAACAGTTCCAACATCATACCAATCAAACTTTTTAGCTTTCATACTTGAATATTTATCTATATTATAATAAGCACTTACAATTTCTCCACCCTCAACATCAAGTTCATCCCAAAATGTTTCATAATCATAAACACTAGCCAATCCAATAAACGCGTACTCATATCCATTTTTATCTTTATTTTTCAAATCAGTAACATCACCATTATCAGTATGAACCGTAGAATAAAGTTCTGGTATACTTGTAGGATAAAGTCCTAACCAATTGTCATCTATCTTTGGTAGTTCATCTGAAATAATTGTATCAGCGGTTACCCAAACAAATGGTTTCTGTAAATGCTCTTTACATTTATCAATTGAATACGCTGGTCCTGTTCCTTCACCTTCGTATTTATCTACTTCAACAAATTTGAATGTTCTGTCTGGATGAGCAGCTTCACAATATTCTTTAACCACATCACCTTTGTAACCAAGTGCGATAACTATCTCATATTCCTTTGGTGTTTTATCTATCATATGTGATATTATAGCTTTGTTATCTAATGGTAACAATCCTTTATTGATGTGGTTTGATAAATTTTCTAATCTACTACCAACACCAGCTGCTAGTATACATAAAGCTGGTTTCATATGTTCGTGTTCTATCTTTCCTGAACCTCTATTTGAATCATCTGATATTCTAATCACATCATCAACTTCAGGTGTTGATACTTCTTGTAGTATGATATCAGTAACAGCGATAACTCTATGTTTTTTAGGTGGTTCAACCGTAAAAAACTCACCAGCTTTCATTATCTTTTTCTCAACAACACCTTCGTCATTTTCTAACCAAACTTCAGCTGTACCATCTATTATAAAGTTAGTTTCTAACTTTTGTTCGTGATATTGATAGCTAGTTTTTGTTCCAGCGTTGATATAAATTCTTTTATAACAATACTTATCATTAAGTTCTAACCATACTTCTTTTCCCCAGGGTTTGTAAACCGTTTTAGACATTAAATTTTCTCCTATATTTAAAACATTTAAAATCATCTTCATATATTTCAGCTACTCTTTTCATAGACCACTCACTATAATATTCTTTATATGGTTTATGTTCACTTTTAGCGTAGTGTCCCAATGATACACAATCTGTACCAGTTATTTCACAATATTTTTTCCAATCATTATTTATATTTTCAACTTTACCAATGAAGTTATATTTTTTCTTTGAAGAATAAAATAAACTTGTTTGTGTTTGATAATGTAATCTTTTTGGCTTTCCATCTGAATCTAAAATATTATTCTCAACAAAATCATCAAAATTAGGATATGTTTGTCTATCTATATCATTCCACGCTGAAACCAATCTAGCAAATGGATTTCTAGCAAAGGTAAATTTAAAATATTCATAATATAATTCTCTATCAGTTATTCTATTTAACCACGCGTTAAATTCATTAGGATTATCTTTTTTAATTATCCAGCCACCCATTGGTTGTAGAGCTTTTCTAAAAATAGTTGTACCTGCTACTTTACCTGGTTTAAGATAGATTCTTTGAAATTTTGGATGAACACAAATACTCATCTGTATTCTGTCATTTTGTTTTATATGGTTAACCCAATCCATTTTAACTCCCATTGAAAACAACTCCATATAACTCTAACAACTCTACATTATAAACCATACAAGTTTTTTTAACTCTGTCTTTTAGATTCAAAAATAACTCAACATCATTTCCTATATCTGTATATAAATCTTCACTATCCAACATAATATGTTTTATCTTTCCAGTATCAAATAGTTTATCAAGATTCAAAACACCTCTTAAAGTTTCTATTTTAGGAACAAAAGATACTCCTTCAGGTAACATTTCACATATTAAATTTACCTCTGATACTTCTTCTATGTTAGATGTAGCAAAATACTTTATATTTTTATATTTTTTAACCTTATCAATAGCTTCTGGTAAAGATAATGATGGGATTGGTGGTTTTGATCTTCCTTTTGGATAATCCAAAAATATATCATAATCCACATTTACAAATTTATTTAATTCTTTTTCATCTTTTACATGCGCCATATTAATTCTTACGACTACATTTTCTACATTTTTAAACTCATCTAATGTCAATAAATGATTTGATAATAATATCATTTTATTTTCCTCCTAATAGTTTATTTAAATAATTACTAACAAATGATAAACCAACAGCTACCAATACATCAAAGATTGGTAACGCTCCTGGTACTCCAAAATTCCATAAGGTTACGAGAAATAACCATATTGTAAAAACTTTATAATCCATATTCTTTCCTTATATTTGTTGCTGATATTTTTTTAATATTTTCTGGTGGTTTATGTTCTATTACATCATACCCAACATCTCTTCCATAGTTTACAGATTCAATTGGTGGGATTGAAATAACTTTAACAGAACCAGTTAAAACTTCATTTTGTAATTCAGTTTCTATTTTTAAAATAACATTCTGTGTTGTAAGTGGATTCTTATCAGGTTCAGTATCGTGTATATCCATAACAGCTATACATACTTTTTTACCTAACTTTAATCTCTGTTCTATCAACCACTTATGTCCATCGTGAAATGGTTGAAACCTACCTATAAACATTGAATATCTATCCATTTTTAAACTCCGAGTGTGGTTTAAATACTACATTAAAACAGAGACTTGTATGTTTTTTATTACCTTCTTTCGCGTTTTCTATTTTTCTTAATTGAGCTTTTGGTAAATCATAAGTACCTGATGTTGCTTCTAACTTATACATTAACATTTCTAATCCGTGTCCATTAGGATTCATAGTATCATATTGTGGTGCTGTTGAACACAATTCCCAACCATCTAAATCTTTAAATGTTTCTGTAAACATTCCGTCACAAGTATTATGAAAGAATACATAAATATCTGTTGGTTCTTTTACATCAAATGATATTTGAGTATGTTCTGGTATTCTATGAACAGGTTGGTATAAGTAACCACCTTCTAATTCTGATGGAATAATATCATAAGTAAAATTCCTATCAACATGCTGTCTAACACCCTTTGTCATTATATCAAAGTCATATAGTTCTGATGTAAATTTTTTACCAGTTTTTAAAGATTCTTTTATAGTTGTATGTTCGTCTTCTTCCATTTCATATATTTTTTCAGAATCTTGAACATTCTTTATCACTACTGATTTACTTAACTTCTTTTCAATTTGATTTTTTGAAACTAAAATACCATACTCTCTAAAATATAAATAATCTATATTAGTTCTTAAAAAACAATCAATAGCGTGTGCTGGTGTTTCAACAATTGGTTCTCTATCATTAAAACTTGTGTTCAATACAATAGGAACACCTGATATCGATTCGAACTTTTTAATAAAAGTATAATACCAAGCGTTATCATTTTCAGTTACTGTTTGTAATCTAGCTGAACCATCAAAGTGAACAACCGCTGGAACTTTATCTCTAACTTCTTCTTTAAATTTAATAACTGTTGTCATATATGGACTTTCCACATCTCTTTCAAACCAATCCTTTACATCTTCTGCAGTTATAGAAGGTGCGAATGGTCTGAACCATTGTCTGTGTTTTACCTTTTCATTTATAATGTCTTTCATATCAGGACTTCGTGGGTCCGCCAATATACTTCTATTACCAAGAGCTCTTCTACCTGATTCAGAACCTCCACCAAATACTGAAATGACATTATCATCTTCTGACAATAACACAGCTACTGCATCATCATCTACTTCCTCTGTAAAAACTCTATCTTTAACTTCATTTAAAGATTCTTGAATATCGTCTAAATCATAAGAACAACCCAAATAAGTATTAGAATTATCTTCCCATTTAACTCTTGGATAATCTAACACTTGGTGATAGATATATTGAGCGGCTCCAATTGATAACCCACCATCATAAGGCACAGGACAAACATATATTTTTTCAACAATACCATCATACCAATCATACATTTTTCCAACCATAACTGAATTTAATGTAACACCACCTGACATACAAATATTTTTAGGTTTTAATTCCTCTATAATTGGTGTCATATATTCTCGTGCTATTACTTCAACAGCTTTTTGTATTCCAGCTGATATATCAAACTTTAAAGTTTCTTTCTTTTTATCATCTGTTTCATTATCAAGCATTTGTTTAAACTTAACACATAATTCTTTATTATGTGGTGAAGGACCACCTCCACCTTTTTTAATACTATCATAGAAAGTTTTCCAATACTTTTCTGAATCTCCCATACAAGCCATTGCCATAACTGTTCCACATTGATTTCCATATGGATACCCAGCTGACAATCCAAATATATCTCTTGTAAATATTTTATATGGTGAACCCAAAGTACATTCAAACATATCAACTCTTTTAATTGGTTTTATTTTAGTTCCTTTACCTTCCCAAAAAGTAAAAGCGGTTGAGAAAGTTTTTGTTTCACCTTCTTCACTTTTTACATCTTCCCAATCTACTTTATCAGTACCACTACCATCGATTGTTATTATTAGAGCTTCATCAAAATTACTTGAGAAGAATGCATTAGCCGCGTGTGACTGGTGATGTCCAACAACAGAATAATCAACATCCATTGATTTTAATTTGTCGTCCGCTTCCTGTAAACCACACTTTTCTTGATACCTTCCAATTCTTCCACCTGGATTACCATAACAGATATGTGATATTTCACTTAATTCATCATCTGGTATTCTTTGAAAAGCCATATCTAAACCATCTCCAAGTGGTTCTTTCTCTCTTGTAAATCTTTCTAACTCTTCGTGTATAACTGGTACACCATTTTCCAATACACAATAAGATACATCGTGTCCTGATTGAAATCCTAATATTTTCATTCTCTATTATCTCCTATAAATACTTTATCGTTTTCTTGTCCTTTGTAAGGTCCTGTTTTATATTCATATACAATTGTATCATCTTCTAAAATTTCATAAGTGTGGCCACCTTGAAATGTCATTGAACAATCACCTGGATATAAAATAGGTGTAGCTATAACTTTATCATCCAAATCATACATTATAACTTTAACACTACCTTTTATAATTACCCAAGATTCTTGAGCAATAACTTGTTCTTCACCTGGTTTCCATATATGTTTATGAGGTTGAAATGTTTTTCCATTTTCCATTTTTAAGGTAGCTAATTGAATAAATTCATTTTCAGGGGCAATATCTGTTCTTCCCTCAATTTCATCTACTCTATTAATAATGTGAAGTAATGTATCTGGTTTTACTTTTGAATATATCTTTTTCATATTGTTGTAACCTTTTCTATAACCTTATTCATATTATAAATATATTCTTTTTCTCCGAAAATAGATTTATAATTATGTTTTGCTTTATTACTGATAAAACCATAAAATGTTTTATCCTCTTTAAGTTTTCTAGCTAATTGTTTAGCTGTTTTTACATCACCCATCTCGACACTCAATTGTGGGAAACAAAGTTCTTGTGTATCCAATCCCTTATAACCAATACAGGGTATTCCGTGATAAGCACAATTCAATGCGAATGTCCCAGCTGCGTGAGTTGTCATTAAATGAACACCATATTTAAATCTTGATAAATTATTTACCCAAGTAATCCAATTCATATATGGTAAATGATTTAAATTTTCCATCTGCTCTTCATTATCTATTTTTCTACCCATACTTGGCGCGAATATTTCTTCTCCAAACTCTTGGGCTACAATGTAAGAATCAAAACCACCATACCACCTAACCATATTACCACCAATCATTACACCACTACGAGCGTCTGGGTTAACTATATGTGATTCTATCTTGTCTTCAATCATCAATGATTTATTTTGAAATACATTATCTTTTCCTGTTAATCCTTTATAATAATCTACATCAATTTTATTATGTGCGAATATTACATCTAAATCCATCAGAGTATTATAAAACCATATCTGTTGATGTAATGGATAATCTTGAAAATACCAATGAGGACCCTCCTGCATAGTTCCTATCTTTTTACAAACTCTTTTCATTTGTTCAATTAAAGGAAAATTCATTAAGTGTTCTATATTAGTTTTTGGAATTATCACAATACCCAAATCATATGTATTATCTTCTAATTTAGTTAATGTATTGATATGATGATGAATAGCATCAAGTCCAACATACCAAGCATACTCTGTTCTCATATTTTCAAAGTCTCTTGATATCTTACCATCAAAGTTTGATTCACTAAAAAAAGCTATATTCATTTATACAACTCCTTGTAAACTCTTTCCATCCAATAACTAGCATCTCTTTTTAAAGGATTTGGTGGTATAGCATTAAAATGATATATCCAACCTGAATTATATAAGTTCTCTAAATTATCTTCCCACCAACATTGTTCTGCTATATATAATAAATTCTTTCTATATAAATCTTGTAAGTTATAACAACCAGGTAAAATCTTTACATCTATCTCATACTTCCTTAATAGATAATTTAATGGTGTTTGATCTGTTCCCACTTTAAATGTATGTTGTGCTTCTATAAAATCATCTGAATGTAACCAATAAAATTTTACTATATCTTGAAAAAATTGTCTATGTGATTGATTTACAATTTGAAACCCACCATTTATATATTGATGTGGTTTTAGTAATTCCTCATCTTTAAACATAAAGTCACGATAATTTCTGATACTTCTTGAAACCCATTCATAATCACCATCATTCATCACACCACAATATTTATTTTCAGTTTCTTCAAAAAAGTTAGGACAATCAGGATGAATAATAGTATCAGCATCAACAATTAAAGCTTGGTCAAATTCAACTTTATTCTTTTCACATATATCAAACAAATAATATCTCTGTAATGTTATCTTCATTCGTTCAACAGGAAACACCAAATCTTCCCATACAACAAGTTCAACATCATTTTTCTTACACCAATGTTTCCAACTATTTACTGAATAATCATATGATGAGTTTCTATTATCTCCCAATTTTATATTAGGTATAAACACTAAATTTTTCATTTTATATATTCCTCTCCCCATTGTTCTAATGTCAATTTATTAAAAGGATATCCTTTATAATTTTCCATATCAAAAAAGCGTTTCATACCTTCCCAATCTTTTAAATCTTTTTCTGTCTTTTTATTTTTTCTACTAAAATAAAATCTTGGTTCAAGGAAATTATATCCACCTACTTCAAAACTATAATTGTCAATCAAGTCATCATCACCTTGAGCATTAAAATATTTGAATTTAGATTTATTCGCTTCAAATATTTCAACACCATCAAATCTCATAAATTCTTGACTCCCATTAAATAATTGTTTTCTTGCTTCTGATGATATTATTATATCTAAATCATCATTCTGTCTAATACCCATCAGAGCTAAAATACCACTTTGACATATAGTAAACTCACCTTTTGGTATCCCAAGTCTATCTAATAATTTAAGACAATTTATGTTACGAGTCAAGGAAAATCTTCGTTGAATACCATCTTTTTTTCTTGGTTCATTATAAATTTGTTCTTTTTTCATATAAAATGGAATATATTTTTTACCATTAATCAATCTACCAATCATTGCACACGCTCTGTGATAACTATGTCTGATAAAACCATTATCAAATTCTGCTGGATTGTCTTTTAAAAACTTTTCTATTTCTTCATCAGACATATCTTCTAAATTAGAATAGTATTCTTCTGTCATTTTATCCCAGCCTAATTCGTGGTGGTCACCAACATCTTTTTTAAATCCAGCTGTCATACAATTAAAATATTGCCAATTGGTTGGATGTAGTTTAGATTTCTGTTCTTCTAAATTGTTAGGATCAGAATAAAAATTAACCACATCTTCAACAGTATTTAATTTATGATCATTAGTTATTCTTTCTTTTCCTCCTCCACCTTTTTGTAACTCCATACTTAAAAAATAATCAAGATTTATAGGTTCAATAACTTGTTCTACATTTTTACCTTTCCCAGTATGTTTTCCTAAACTAATAAAATATTCATTATCTCGTGAATCACCATCCATATAGTTAAATTTTACATCTGTTTTCCACGCTGAATAATTAAAACTTAATTGATCTCTCTTACTATTATACTTTATTTCTTCCCACCACTTTTCCATAACTTTGATACAATCTGTTTCATTGTGTTTTCTTAAAATAACCATACCTGTAATTAATCCGTTCTTTTGAGGATAACCTTCTTGTTTATATCTTTCCATCTGTTTTTGTATTAATATAGGATTGTCCTTATAATTTCCATTATTCTTTTGTCCTAAATAAAAAATATAATCTGCTTCCCTATAAATACAATTGTTTGGATCTAATCTATTTTGAGCATGATCAAAAAAAGCTACATTTGAATCTGATAAATGTTTATTTATTAAATCATTAACATCACCTCTGATAGTCATATTACCATCTATAAAAATACTATAATCATAATCACTTAAATATTTATGTGGTAGTACTTTAAATCTTTTAGCTGTTCTTGTATTATCTGTATAAACTAATGGTTTTTTTACAATCTTCCAAGTATCTGATTTTAAATCGGAATCAGTAAAACATATAAAATCCCAACCTTCTGGTTTATATTGTGGCTCTACTAAATTATCATAACCACCAAATATAGTTGTATAGATTACTTTTCTCATAAATAAGTTTCACCTTTTACAAAATTATGTCCTATTGGAAATTGTCTTTGAACTTCATAAGTATCAGAATATCTAGCCACCAACTGATTTGTTCCACATTGATTTGAGATGTTAAACTTCGCCCTTGATTTTATATACAATTGTATTCGTAAGTCGATATGTCTCATATCTAAAGCGGTATCTATTTCAAATGGCAACTGGTTAAGTGGTTTATATGTATAATAAAATACAGGCTGCCGTTGGGCGGCCATAAATGCTTGAATTTTACCAGTTTCATTTTTATATGTCTCTTCATCATATTCACCTTTTTGAGTTCCAAATCTATCTGATACTAAAAGAGAACCAAATTCTTGACTACCAACATATTCTTTTATTATAGCATCACCATAATATTTTTCTTCATCTGTCCAATATATTTCAGGTTGTGAATCTTTCATCTCATCTTCTGTAAATTGCCAAAATTTTAACATTTGTTCAACTAATGGAATATCTGTATTTTCTTCATCATATATTCTATAATGATCGTGAAATACTTCTCCACTTATATAATCTTTGAAATCATCAACATAAGGATTATTTTTAAAAACAGCTTCCATAGTAGTTCCACTATTTTCAAACAACTTTTTTAATAACTTTTTTGATGGTAAATACACTTTACAATTTGGATATTTTTCTTTTAATAATCTAGGCATTGATGAAATAATTCCCCAATCACCAATACCCATAGCAGTCCTCAAAATAGTAAATTCTTGTGTTTTTAAATATTCATCAGGTATTCTTAAACCAGAAGATTCTTCAAAGCCTAATTTTTCAACTTCTCCGGCGTTGTATATTACATTATCTAATATTCTGAAAAAAATCATATTGTATCATAAAATGCGTTTTGTTCTTCTTGTCTATCTATATCTTTATGATGATAAAAACAATATTCTTCTTCTGGTGGAAGGTGAGTATATTGGTTATGGCCTTCTAATACTTCGTGTACTTTATTTTTCCACATAATGTTTGGTCTGTTTCTCCAAATTCTACCTTGATAATCAGGAAAGTTTACCCAACCATTATCATTTATATTCCATCCCCATTTTGCTATATGTTGTTTTGTTAATCCACTTACTGTATTAACTCTTGGCACCCAATATAAATCTATTTTTGGATTAGCTTCTAATATTGGTTTAAGATTCTTCATTAGATTATAATGAGGTAGTTCATCAGCATCAAGATTAAATATATAATCACCAGTACACATATTTTTCAAATGATTCTTTTGTCCTGCATAATCTTTCATCAAATGTCGTTGTTCAAATTTGATTTCGTGGATTGAACACATTGTTTCAAGTATTTCTTTTGTTGTTTCATTATCTGAATAATCATCAAGAATTACTATCTCGTCTTCTTCGTCTTTATGTTCTACTATAAAATTAATTAACTCTAACAAAGAATCTGTTTCATTGTGAGTTAACATACTATAACTTATTTTCATTATTTTTTACCTTTATTTTTTCTAGCACCTTTTGAATCAGCTACTCTTGGTGGTGGTTTTACAGGAGGAGCTGGTAAATTATGTTCTTCTCGTCTTTCTTGTCTTAATACAATATCTGTTTTATAATTAATTAATTCAAATGTACCAGCTTTTGACATACTATATGTTCTATATGCGTGTTCGTATTGTTCATATCTTTTTAAGTTCATCAGATTTTTTTCTGCTAGTAATTTATTAACTAAAGCTGTAGTTAAATAATTTATATTAAAACCTTGTAACATTTCACCTTTAACAGTACCTTTTTTACCAGTTATATATACTATCGGTTGTTTATCCCAAATCTTATATCCACTTTTTCTATCTCGTCTATACTTAAAACGAACTAAATCACCAGTACTTGGTCTTGTTTTTTTTTCTGTAAGGTTTTCATCAATCCTTCGAGAATGATTTATTCTTCGTAAGCCTCTACCCCTTGTGTTCCAAGCCATCTTCACTTTCCTCTATTTCTGGTTCATTTGGTATTGGTTCTTCTCTTCCACCATAAACACCTTCTTGTTCTTGTAGCTCTTTAAATAGAGCGTTTATATGATCTAATCCAAGTAAAAAAGAATCAAACATAATTGGATTTTCAGTATCATATCTTCGTTGATAAAACTTATTTTCTTCATTTGGCATTGGATAATTCTTTTGTTCTTCTTCTGGAATGTCTAACATTTGACAAAAAGTCCACTTCATCATACCATCATCATCTTTTGGATATAACATACCAATTGGTAAAGTCATCATAGTTGGAATCCACATTCTTCCATTTTCTATTTTTACCCAATTTTTCATATCATCTGATAACATTTTATATTGTTCAGTTTCTTCTATTGGAATTTTAGCGTCAAGGATAAATTTATCAGACGAAACATATCCACAATTTATACATTGTTGAACTTGCTGATTTCCCTTACCTGTTGCGTGTAATCCCTTTTCTTCACATAAAGGACAATTTGATATAACTTTCATTATGTTGTCTCCGTTAATTTTTTAAGTTTTGGTAATTTTATATCAGGTATTGTTTGAGGTTTACCAGTAGGTTTTAATTTCTTTAATTTAGGTAAATTTACATTAACTTGTTCAGGAATGTCACTCATATGTTTTGACATTATATCATCAAGTTTTTCTGTCATTTTCTTTAATGTAAATTTATCTCTATTAATCCCCATTAATTCTTTAGCTTGTCTTTTCTGATTCATTATATCATCTTTAACAAAATTTAAAGCATTTGATGCGTTCTTCTCATCAACAACAAACCACTTACTACCTTCTATCAAAATTCCCTTCCATACAGCACTTTGAGGAATCTGTTCTAATTTTCCACTTAATAAAGCAGTGTATTTAGGATCTAAAAAGTCAATCTGTCCACTCCAATTAGGTGCTATAACTGGTAATCCTGTCATTGAAGCTTCAAGTAATGGTCTCCCAAATCCTTCTCCGTGTGTAAATGAAACCATAGATTTTACTTTTGGATGATTGTAAAGATAATTCATTTCTTCTTTTGATAAATCTCCGTGTAATAAATACACATTTGGAAATTTCCAATCTGATGGGAATTGTGATTTACACCATTGTATTTTACTTTTCATTTCTTCTCTATCCATTATAGAATAAGTAGCACCATTTGTTTTTAATATCAACGCTGGTTGTTTTTTCTTGTTAGCGAATGTTTCATAAAATACTTTAATTGTTTTACCAATATCTTTTCTATCTTCACCATAATTACCTTTAGTCCATTGTCCTACTAATAAGAACGCAAACTTTTCAGGTACTTCAGTATTTAACCAATCAAAAAACTCTGAATCTATTTCTTTTGTATCTAAAGGTTTATAAACATCTTCATCAGCACCTTCAAATAATACTTCCATTGGTTTTTCAAGTTTTAATTCTCCAACTTTTTGTTGTTGTCCATTTGGAGCTTGTTGTATTTCATCATATAAAGAATTTACAAATCCAGCTTTTGAATGATTTGATGGAACTATACATAAATCCATTTTATTACAACCTTGTAACCATTCTTGTGAAACCGCATTAGTTTCTGTACCAGCTGTAATACCAATATTATATTTACCAATTGTCTGAAATTCATTCGGTATTCTAATATCAACATATATATCTGGTTGTCTTGGTAATGATGGTTCTTTTAAAATAAGATCTAACATTTGCTTATCTGTTGGATTTTTTTTATCCAATGCGTTTCTTGGACAATCACCCCACCTAACATCTTGTATATGAATTTCATATTTATCGTGCTCCATATAAGATCTTACTAAATCTCTAGCGTGTTCTCCATATCCACTTCGTGAAGTTATAGGTGCACATATTAACATCATTTTTTTCATTACATAGCCTCCATTACATATTTAGGTTGTGGTTTCCATTTATCAAACGCTGTATTCATATGTTCTTTAAATCCATCACACATTGCATCAGCATCCATTCCTATTTTTCTATCTTTAACAAATTCAATCCCAGCATCTCCTGCTTTTTCTCTTCCCTCTGGACCCTTGTCATACCAATATCGTAAAGCTTCACCAGCATCTTCAAAACTACATCTATCATCAAAGATGTATGGTGTCATAGGTGAACCTTGACAACTTATATTAGATGGCCATACAGGTTTAACCCATTCTCCGTGTTCTTTATAAGTTCCTCTGTGATTAGTTTCTAACTCAACATAATCATCAGCGGTTAGATACTCACCTTTTTCATTTTTAAATCCACATTGGTCTTGTAATCCACCAGTAACATTAACCACTATTGGTGTTCCTACTGTTAGAGCTTCACAAGAACCCAATCCAAATCCTTCGTTAGAAGCTAAATTAATATAGACATCAACTGAATTATAAAGAAAGTTCATTTCCTCATCATTTAAAACTCCATTTTCTTTTCTGAAGTCGTGAGTAAAAAGAACTGGATATTCTGGAAGTAAATTTTCACATACTGCTCTTATATCTGTTCCATTTTCATCTGATGGTGATGTATGAAATATCATAAGACAATCTTTTCTCTGTTCTTCTGTCATATTATCCATCATATGTTTATAAGCAAGAGCGACATCTCCTGGCATTTTTCTTCTAATATTTCTATTAAGAAAAAGTATTTTATATTTGTATCTATCTAATCCATATTTTTGTTCAAACTTAACAAAATTTGGATTTTTCTTATGAACCTGAAAATACTTTTTTGAACTTATTCCGTGTGGAACATATTGTGTTTGCCAATCTTCGTAACCGTGAGGTTTCAATAGTCTTTTATTGATACCATAAGTTTGTTTTGATATAGCCATAAGTAAATCAGAACTTCTATAAAAATTAGTATTCCAATGTGGATCTGGTGTATCATCCCAAATGTTATAATAAAAAATAGGTATATTTCTTCTTATTTCATTCTCCATATTATATAACCAAACCCAAAATCTTGGGTCTGTAAAATGTAATATCGCATCTGGTTTTTCTATTTCCAATATTTGTCTTATTATATCTGGATTACCATACCCAGAGACTGGATATATTTTAAGATACGCATCTTTGATACCGTGTTCTTTTTGTAATGCCTCTTTCATATCAATTATCTTACCTTCTTCTGGATGTTTTATCGCACCACCTACCTGGACCCAATCATATTTATCTAATGTTCCTACAACAACATCCTTTGAAACAGTTCCAACACCTGAATGCATTCTTAAATCATCGGAAAGTAAAAGTATTTTCTTTTTCGCCATAACCTATTTTCTCCTAAATTATAAATTACTGCCACTTATCGTAAGGGCTTCGTTTGTCTCGATCAATTCTCTAAATTTGTTATCTTCTAAAAATAAGTAAACTGAACGATTTGTTAATTTCTGAAGTGTCATATCAGTATTTACAGTATTTAATTTGAATTTATTATACAATCCTTGTAAAATTTTAACTGATGTTAATTTTGAGTTCTTCATAACCATTCTCCTCATAGTTTGTGTATATTCATATATAAGTATATACAAATATAAAAAACTACGAAATTATTACATATTTTTTATCAAATTTTTTAGCATAACTTATAGTATTCAATGTTCCTCTACCTTCAATACCATCTGGAATAAACCCTACTACAATATCACTTGTACCTGCTATAATTTTATTCCGTGCAAAAAAGTTCTTTACACTATAAGGTTTATTATATCTTGATGATGGCATTGTACAATATAAATTATGTACTTCGTGAAATGGTGGATACTCCTCATATTGTAATCCTAACTCTAATGCATATTTTTTAGCATATTTATCAGCACCTTGTTTACAACCACCACTTACTATTATTGTATTGTTCCCATATTCATTTTTAAGTTTGAATATAAAATCTTTAATCTTTTTTTTATTTTCGTATCTTCTACTACCAACGATTGCTATTTTCATTAACAATTTCCTTTAAAAAATAAAAACATAATTAACATTATCAGTTTGTCTAATATCCATAATAAAATTAACCAAGTTAGTTTTTTATTTACGCCCTCTTTTGCCATATCGTCTCTCCTCTTTGAATGAAGGTAACGCTTTAACTAAATTAACATATTCAACCAATCCATCTAAAACATCACCTTTCCATCGATATCTTGAACGACTACCATCTTCATTTTCTGTATCTATAACAAACCAAGCATATTCTACTTGTTTTGTAATTCTTGTATTTATTTCAAATAATAAATGCTCATTTCTTTTTATAAAAGCTTTTATGTCCTTTTGACTTACTGACTTATGCCACAATGATATTCTAAATACCTTTAACCCCACCACTCTAGCACATCTTCTTATATTTTCAAGTATCAATTGTTCGTCTTCAGTATTTATTATTTTTTCCAAAGGAACTCTCATTGAATATATCCTTGTCAAATTCATTAAATACCCTCTGTACAATATTCTGTTTTTCTAAACTCACACCATCTACAAGCTTTCTTACTTGGTAACGCGAATATCTTCTCTGTTTTATATTCACCTTCATCATCGAAAGCTGTCTCTAAAAATAAATCTAATCTTTTAGCCACTTTATTTAAACTCGGTTTACCGCTCGCAGGTACGAACTTCTGTACTCTTTTCTGTGGGAAATCTGTATTCTCCCATAATTTTCTTTTAACTATAAAATACTCTACTTCTATCTTATCTACTGGATGATTGTATTGTTTAGAATAGAATTGTTTATATAATAACAATTGTTGAGTTTTATTCTCATCTCTCTTTTGCCATTTATTCCAACCACGAGTAGATGTTTTTATATCATATATTTTTATTGTATCACTTATCTCGTCATATATAACTATATCAATATAGCCTAACATTTTAATATTTTTTCTTAAATCAAAATTAATTGGAACTTCACAACCTATAAGTTTGTATCCCCGTTTACTGAAATAATCAGCTCTTCTCTTTTTAAAGAAATCTATTATATCACAACCATCTTGAAAGAACTCGTGTAAATCTTCTTTTGTACAAGGTGCTTTTTCATCTCGTTCTTTAGCTATATTAAATTGTTCTATTAATTTATCTCGTAACATTTCTTCAAGATTTAATAAATCAGCATTCTTTATACTATCATTATACATAATTTCAAGATAAGTTTGTAATACCTCGTGCATCGCTGTTCCAAATATTAAATGTATATTTGATTCAAATATTCTTAACCCATCTATATAATTAAGTTTCCATCTTTTAGGACACTCACTAAACATTGATATTTGACTATAACTTATTTTTTTACCCATACCCATACAGGTTCACCAAAGGTGTCACCTTCCTTTTCTATTCCAATACAATTTGGTCTTTTTGCCATTTCCATTCCAAAACATTCTACATATTCTGAATCATCAAATGTTTTAATATAATCATTCATTGGGTCACATATACTTAAATTTGATTTACCCATCCATTTACCATTTTCATCTTTTGAATTAGCATTAACATCAGATATGTTTACCATTAATATACCACCTTTTCGTAGTGTTTTCCAAACATTATCTATTGCTCTATGTAAAAATAATTCATTCCATCTATCAATATTTTGATATCTAACCCACGATTGTGTATCATCATTAGAATATCTCTCAACATTAAAATATGGTGGTGATGTAAATACTATATCCATCATCCCTTCATATTTAGATAAATCAGCATCTTCTGCAGGTGAACATAAAAATTCACATTTCTTTTCTGTTTCGAAAATGGTAGAATGTTTTTTATAAAATTGTTCTTGTTTTTTGTAGATAGGATGATTTTCTTTTCTTGGATCTATACCTACAAAAAATTCTCCATAATCAGATGCGTAGAAACCTGCTAACCTATCTCCCCATCCAGCTGAAAAATCCAATACATTCTTACATTTATATTTATCATATATTGATTTAGCAACATTTGGTTTAAATTGAGAACAAATATACTTTCTTAATGATATAGAAGTTCTTAATATTGATCTGTTTACCTTTGGAACTTTTAATGTAAACAAAGAACCTAATAAGGTAAACATAAATTTCTTTTCTTGCCAAGTTCTAATTGGGCCAGGAGATATAGTTCCATCAACTGACCATCTATTCGCTTGTTGAAAATAATTACTTGATTTATTACCAGTATTTATTCTTTTAATTAAGTTTTCACTTCTATCCCATTCATATTCTGAACGAGCAAACCAATTCTTTGTTATATATAAATCATTCCACTTGATACCTTTTAATTTTTGATAATCTTTTAGACAATCTTTCTCATCTATCTCTTGGAATGGTGGTTCATACTCCATAAGAATATCAGCAAGTTTATCTTTAATTGTATCTTTATCAAAAGTTTCCTTTATGTAAGTCCACTCTTCTTCATTTATTTCAAAGTATGGTTTCATATCTTTGAATCTATCAAAGTAACTCAATTTAGATTGTTGTTCTTCGTGATATTCATCTATTTCTAAATCAAAGGGCAATTACTTTACCTCAAAATTCTTATCTAATGTTGATAAACAATCTTCTGCTGTTGCTAAACTCTCTGTCCATTTTTTTACTTCAGTTGTTAAATCCGTGTGTTCACCTATCGCTGTTGCATCATTAAATAATATATCTAAATGTGCGAGTGCCTCTGTTCTTTGTGCTTGATATGTATCTATCGCAGCTTTTATTAGTTGATTCATTTTATCATCCTCTTTATTTTTTTATCTTCTATTCCATAACTCTTCACTATATCAATTAATTCATCTTTACCTATTAAATCAATATAACTTTTTACATTTAATTTACTTTCTTCAAAATGTTTAGAAAGTATTTCTAATAATTCTTTATCATATTTTTTATCTTTTTTACCTTTGATATACTTATTGAATCTTTTACCTTTTGGTAGTAAATTACGATAAAATTCATATACATCTTTTGATTCTAACATACCAATTGAATACGGCTGAAACATATTTATATATTCACAAAATTCTTTATCCATTGAAAGCCAACGATTTATAATAAAAGTATTAAAGGTTTTTTGATCTTCTTCCGAAAAGGAATCCCAGGGCTTTTTGTGAATCAAGACTTGATTTATCCAGTCTATAATTGTCACCCTTTCTTCCCTCCGAAACCCCACGAACCATCTTTGGACGCAGGTTTAGCATTTGGTTTAAATATTTTTTTCATTCTTTCATATTTACCATCTGCTTCTGGATTATAACAACAAGTTGGACATAATGGTTCTTTAAAATCATCCATAGTTCTCTTTTCTTCTTGTTCTAAACCACAAGTTCTACATTTAAAAGTATAGAAAGGCATTATTGTCCCATTTCTAAATTTTTAAATTCCTCATTTACATGCCCACATTTTTCACAAGCAAATACTGCTGATGGAACTATTGTTTCTTGTCCTGTTGGTGACATAAGTGCTGATAATCTTGCTAACATTAATGTTTGTTTAAATGTATCGTTTCCACACTCATCACATTTCATATTTGTAGCTTTTGATGTATCTGGTGGTGTATTACCTAAATCTGGTATTGACATTATTCTATCTCCTTAACAACTAATTCTGTTATTGTAACATCTTTTTTATTCCAACCTGTTTTATATAATATATTTTCATCTTCATAAGGTGGATTATGTAATGTTATTATTAATCTATCTGGTGAAGCACCTTCACCAATCTTTTCTACTCTGAATCTTTTCATTTTAATATCCTCGTTAGTCTTATTATTAACGACACAAAATTTATTTCTTTGTCAACTACATTGACATCTTGATATTGTGCCTCTGCTATATTCAAAATACATTCCGATTCTTTACCTTTACCATAAGTTCCTACCTCATCATACAATAATCTATATATTTCTGAATAATCACTTACTGAATTATCTGCTATCAATTTTCTAATAACATTTAATTCAGTTTTACTTGATAACATATCCAATAATTGTAACTTATAATTATTTTGAATCATTGAACTTGTATCTATTTTTAATTTACCATCAACAATTTGTCTTTGAGCTGAATTGATAACTCTACGAATATCAGGATAAGCAGCGTTCACAATAAGAGCTACATCATCAAGTTCATATTGACAATTTTCTTGATTTAAGATATTAACCATTTGTTGTGCAACTTCTTTTTTAGAAGGTGGTATAACTTTATATGATTGACATCTTGATTGAATTGGATCTATGATTCTCTCAACATAATTACAAGTTAATATAAACCTACAATGTTTTGAGAATGTTTCCATTAGGTTTCTCAACGCGGCTTGAGCGTTTGGTGTAAGATAATCACACTCGTCAAGTATAATTACTTTCAAGGATTTGAAACCCACAGATGAAGCGAATGTTTTTATTTTGTTTCTAACATCGTCAACTTTGTTTTCATCAGAAGCATTGATATACATAAAATCACAATCAATGTTTTTTACAACTATCTTTGCTAATGTTGTTTTACCAGTACCAGCTTTTCCATAAAGAAGAAGATGAGGTACATCTTCACTTGTGATATACCTCTTTACTTTTTCTTTAAGATGCTCGTTACCAATATAAGTTGATAAATCAGTTGGACGATACTTTTCTACCCATAAAGAATGACTCATTAATCCATCCATTTTTTATGTTTTAATAAATGCCACATTCTATGTTTTACCATTTCCCATAAAAGAGAAAATATATTATCCGCCTCATATGTTCCAGTTGGAACTTTTAGTGTATAATAACTTTTCATTAATCAACATCCTGTAAAGCTACAATATAATATGTAGAATCATAATCATCAACTTTAAAGTTTATTTTAGCTAAACCATCTGTTGAAACTTCAAATAAAGCTGTTGAACATTCACGATTAGCAATCAATAATTCTTTAAACAAATTCGCGTTAAATGTAATTGGTGAACTAACATCACAAGTATCACATTCAACTGGAATATTTATACGATTTGTATTTGTTTGAGAATAACCAATGATGATATCACAACCACCAGTTTTATTAGCTCTCAAAGTGAATGAATCAGTATCACTTAAAGCACTTTTACCTTTAATAAAAGTATTTATAAAATGATTATCTAATTTAATCTGTGTTCCAAATTCAGGTATTCTTTTTAATGCTGGTGCATCAGGAATAACTGATAAATCACTTAATACATAGTCAAGAGAAACTGAACCATTTTTTACATTAAGTGAAACAGGTATGTCACCAGCTTTAGTTAAAGATAAATTTACATCATCTCCTAAAGCTCCTAACATTTTTTGTAATACATCTGTCTGATAAACGCCTATCTCTGATGAATCAAAATTAAAATTATCAACTTTGACACTACCAAGTAACGATTTATCTGCAGATATAAATGATGTGCTTAATTTATCTCCATTGGATTTCCATTTAACACTATTTATATTTCCACCCAAATTATATTTTTGAATGAATTTATCTAACTTACTTTTTTGCATCTTATTCTCCTATTGAATTTATATAGTATCTAAATATACGAATGTATACTAACATATGTCAAGCTTTTTTAAAAAAATCTATCTAATGTATTCTTCTTATCAAGTGGTAAACCCCAATCTAAAGCTTCATAAAAAACCTTTACCTTTTTCTCTAACGCTCCTTTATATAATTTATCAACATCAATATATTCTTTTATGAAATTCATTATCTCATCTGGATCATCATAACCTTTGAACGCTATTGATTCTATACCAAAGGGATTGTTTTTTAAGTATACCCATTTAATTTTACCTGCATTTGATATTGGTTCTACATTATTCAACTTATGATACTTCAATAAATCATTGTATCTGATAGCTGATTTTACATGCACTGGTGTACCTTTATACAAAGTTCTAAATATTGATTTTTCACCATATATTTTTCCTGTATGTCTTTTATCTATAAATTTATCCATTCTTTTAACACCAGTTGGTAATGCTATTTCTTCAACATTAATTTTCTTCATACCATTTTTAAAATTTATAATTTTATCATCAATAATTTCTTTATCTTCATTTGACAATATATCTTTTAAAACACCTCTCATTAAATCTCTCATAGCAGGTGGAAAGTTACTCCTTACAATATCTAATCCTTTAACATCAAGTTTATTACATTCGATACCACCATCGTTGATAATCCATTGTCCATATCTTTTCTTGGTAACCCAAAACGCGGCTTTAGCAATACATTCTTGTTTAATATCAAATCTATGATCACTTTTAACATTTAATATTTTACTAGCAAACATATCATATGATTTATTAATATAATCTTGAACTTCTTTAGCAATCAATAATATTTGTTCCGTCATAAATTTCTCATCTGTAACATCAGCTTTAGGAAATCTATTCTTAACTAAAGGAACGGCTGGATAGAATACAGAATCTGTATCAGTATAAATACAATAGTCTTCTTTATCACCAAGTTCTGTATTATAATAATGATTAGTAACTTTCTCTGTAAATTTTATCAATGTTTGACCAGTTAGTGTTGTCGCTTCAGCGTTATCTAAATCATAAAATCTAAATACTGGTAACCCCAATACACCATAAAGTGAATTAAGAATAATCTTTTGAATATGTTGTCTACGATTAAAATAACCAGCCTTATCCATTTCACCATTGTCATTATGTTTCTTCATCAATCTTTTATATTCAACTCTTTCATTAAACCATTTTTCTAATATTACAGGAATCAAACCTTTTTTATCATTACGATATAAAACACCATTAGAAGATACTGAAACTTTATTATTATCAAACATAGTCTTTAATTCATCTTGACTATATTTACCTTTTTCTTTTCCTTCAACCATTAATGTATATGTTTTAGGTGTTCCTTTTATAAACTCTTCAGCATTCCAACCTACTAATTTACCAAGTTTAGTTTCAGGTGATATATTCAAAGTCATAATTGTTGATGGATACATTGATGTTAAATCTAAATCAAACACCCAATCATATCTACCAGCTTTAGGCTCTTTAACATAAGCACCACTAAATTTATCATCCCTATCCATTTTAGCTCCGTAAGCTTTATTAGGTGCAACTACACCAATTTCTTTCATATAAACTAACATCGCACCTTCTAAATATCTACTACTGAAAAATATATCTTCATATGGAATATGTCCTATGTGACATACACCTCGAGCCAAATCAATAAATTGTAATTTATCATCAAGAGCCTTTACAATCTTAACATCGTTCAAGTTATACTCTATATACTTATTGATATCATTTTCATATAAATCTTGTAATGAACCTTCGTAATCAATCTTACCAAGTCCAACTTCTAATTGTCCAATGTAATCTAAACGATATGATGATTGTTGTGTAAATGTAAATTTTCTATACAATCTCAAATAATCAAGTACAGAAACTCCAGCAATTCTAAATTTATCTTGTCGCTCAACATAAAAAACTCTACCAATAGGTGAAAGACAATTAGCTATTTGGTGTCCTAAAACTTTCACTGTTCTGTTATATAAATAAGGAATATCAAAACCATCAACATTCCAACCACTTAATATAGTTGGATTTATTTCGAGGTATTTCTGATAAAATCTTTGTAGTAATTCTTCTTCTGATTTGAATGATTCTACGACATCTGTATTTGGAACATCACCTAATACATAACAAGAATACTTATCCATTGTTTTGTCGTAGAGAGCTATAGCTGTAATTTTATTGTCAGCCCGTTTTGGTTCAGGAAATCCATCTTTAACTTCAACCTCAATATCAAAATAAACTTCTCTCTGTCCCTTTGATGATTCGTTAGAATCAGGATACATATCAACCAATACTCTTGTTTCTAATGGAACATCAGATTCAAAAACATTACCATTCTGTAAATCATCACCAGTCCAAAAGTTTACTTTTTTTAACTTATCACCATATAAGGAACGATATGTTCCACTTTGTGATTTTAGATAAGCGTATGATTTATATTGAAATTTTTGATAACCTGTTTTGTCATCCCAAATATGAACCGTTGGTTTCCCGTCTTTTGGTTTTTCTACAAATATATTCTGATACATATCTTAAATATACAACCTTTATTTATTTTAAACAAGCTTTTTTTATTTTTTTCCGTCTATTAACCAAGATGATGATTGTATTTTTCCACCACCGATTCCCCATAACATTGTTACATCTTGAGTTCTACAAGTTTCCATTTCAGGAGTATTGCCTTTACCTCTATCTCCACCATTAGCGAAATAGATTTCATAATCTCTTCTACCTGTTGGATTATTACCATTCCAATCGTGATTAAACATTCCACCATTGTATGTAGTTCTTACTTGATGTATTAATGATTTAGCTGTATCATCTGAATCATCAAACTTTACAACTGAACTAATATATTTAATACCCTCAAGTATTTCTTTTCTTTCATAAAACTCCATAAATGGTTTTCCTTTTTTTCTTGATAACCATTCGTCTGAATTTAATCCCACGATTACTTGGTGTCCTAAATTAGCAGCTTCTCTGAACATTCTCATATGTCCTTTATGTACTGGGTCGAAACCACCACTTAATATTATTACTGATTTTCTCCAATCTATATTATAACTATTACTCATTCATTCCTCCGTGTGCTTTTGGTAACCCATATTTATTTACTCTGATATAAACCATCTTGTCTATACTACATACTACTCTGTCCGCTTGAACACTTCTAACATCACAAGCTAATGTACAAGATGTATTACCTATCTCTATTGTTTGCATTCCTATTTCAACAACATCACCTTCTAATACAGGAAACTTAAAATCTATTTCTGATATGTATTTAGTTACAATCAATCCTGTTTGTAGTTCAAGTGCCGCGTGAATACCACCTTCTTCGTCAATCCATTTAAGTAATTGACCTCCGTGAAGAGTTCCTCTTGGATTTAAATCAGCTGGTGTTATAAGTTTTCGTGTTAAAAATTTCATTTAGGTTGCCTCTTTTTTTGCATTTCTTTATTTAATTTATCTATTTCATCCCCAGTAAATGTTTCAAACCAAAAGGGAAACACAGAATGTATGAATACAACCATAGATAGTGTACAAAGCAATATAGAATACTTCAATGCTTTTTTCATATGTTCAAAATATGTTTCCCCTGTTGAATTTGGATGCTTCGTAAATGGATTAACCATTAAACACTTTCTTTTTCTCTCCGTGATATTCGTAAGCGTGTCCGTGTTCTTTCAGTAATTCGTTTACTGATTTTTCGTGTCCTTTTACAAACAAATCGGCTAGGACGCGTCCGTATTTCCCAACACCGTAGGATTTTAATACGAACTTGCCCTCATCCGAATTAGTTAATAAATCTTTTGTAAACGCTTTAGCGGCTAATCCTTTTTTCTTTTCATCGAGGTTACGAGTACGAGATTCCCAGGTGTCCACGCCATAAAATCGTATTCTCTTTTTAACGAAAGTGTTAAAACCCAAATCGATAAGAGCGTCACAAGTATCACCATCAACGACTCGTAATAACTTCGCTGAATAATTATGTTTTTCAATTTTTTTCTTCTTTCCCATTATTTTTCTCCTACTTACTAAAGTATTGTTCTTTATTTAAATTACTCAATCTTTCCCTTGTATTTAATTCAGGAAAATTTTCTTCCAACCATTGAACTGATTCTGAAAATGTTGTTCCAAGTATTTCACTAACTAACTGAATTACATCAAGGATATTAATTATACCATCTTGATTCATATCAGCAGTTAATGATTCTTCTTCTGTTGGTGTTTGTCCTAAAACAAAATTTATAATTGTTATTACATCTGTAATATTTATTTCACCATCAAAGTTAACATCACCATATAGTTCTACTACGAAATCTTCTTCAGGTTCTCCTATGTATCCAAAGAACCAATTTAATCTACTATGAATTTTAGAGTACACACCTGGGTACTGGGCTTCCGCTCAACCATAACCCCAACTAACTATACCAATCAATTCATATTCACCTTCATCATTTGTCATAATAAGTGGACCACCACTATCTCCTTGACAAGAATCTTCTCCACCATTACCATCACCAGCACATATCATATTGTTAGTAATATCTGAATTAGAATAACTACCACAAGAATCATCTATTGGTACATCAACCTCTAATAATATATTAGAACTACTACCACCACTTGATGTAGCACCCCAACCCATTGTTGTTGACATTACAGGTTCTTCATCGTGTGATGTATCTGTACATAATTGTATAGGTTCAAAATCTGTTATTGGTGATGACAATCTTAATAGAGCATAATCATTATTTAATGAGTTACCACTATATTGTGGATGAACTATAATTTCTTCTACACCTCTTGTTTGAGAACCATTAGTTCCATTTACATTATGTAATCCAATCACCACATCTAAATTACTTGCCGATTCTCCTTGAACACAATGAGCTGCTGTCACAACCCAATCTGGTCTGACTAACGAACCACCACAAAAATGTCCACCCCACCATCCACTTGATTGTAATGATACCATAAAATCGTATTTACAATTAGGACACGCTGGATTTACAGGACTACCACCAACAATCATTGGTTGTGGTAAGTCACCAGGATTTATTGTATTCTGTTCCATCGACATTGGTTCAACATCGGGTGGAAACACACAACAAGGTACTTCATTTGTCATTGGATTTGATGATTCATCACAACCATTACAGAATAATAGTATTAATCCAAATAGACAAAATGTTTTAAATATATTTGTAATTAGTTTATAATTCCACATTTTCTACCTCCTGTGTTTCTTTGATTTCATTGAAATCAATTTCACAAGTATCATTGTTACAGAACTTTTCAACTTCTGCTTCATTACCTTTTACTTGTCTGAATGATAGATAACCTAATTCCTTAACCATTTTATTATATTTCTTTTCAGTAATTTCTTCATAAGGCATTTGTTTATAAGCACCTAATTCTAATTTAGGTAAGAATGAAATACCCTTTAATTGATATTGAAAGTAATCAAGAGCTGACGCTAAATGTTTTCCTTCTTTTTCAGGGTCAAAAGTAACCGTACAACTTACTTGATTGTCAGCCCAGTTACGCTGCATAAATGCGGCTAGACACATCTGTTCCCACATTGATACATCATTAACAGTTCTAATTCCTTCACCTACATCAACAGGTACTTCAATTACAACCGTAGAGTCCTCACTCCCGAAAGCAGGTTCAATTTTGTAACCAGCTTTTTCTAAAGGTTTTATCAATGGTGAATTAACCGATAGTCTAATTCTTCTGATATAGAATCTACTTTCTGGGTAGTGAAGTCCTGGGGTGGAGCCCGCCAATAATGAAACCGTACCACTTGGTTTAACTGATGTAGTTTTTATACTACGAGGTACAGCTAACCAATCTGAATACCCTTTGTCATATTTTTGTATGGCATCATATCCAGATTCTAACCATCTTCTTAACTCACCTTGTCCTCGATGAGTAATAAATTGTGCTATACCACTAACTGAACAACCTATCCTTCTGTTTCTTAACATAACTCTATTTGTTTCAGCCCAATGTGTTTTTCCAAGTGTTACTGTTTTCGCATATAAATAAGCGTATTTTAATGTTGTTATATAATCATCTAAATCTTTGTGGTTATGTGGAAATGTTTCTACTAAACAACATAACTCATATGATTCTAATGATTGTTCAAGACAAGGATTACCACCTGCTACTCTATGGTCTTTATCATCACCACCATTCTTCATTCTTGAATAGTGTTTCATATTATCTAACCAAGCAAGTCCTGGTTCTCCATTGTCTATAATTCTTTCTGCTATATCTGTGTAATCTTGTCCAAGTTCAGCAAATACTGAATTGTTGGATGTCCAACCAAATTGTTCTCTATGTGGATTTTTCTTATAATTTTTTAGATTGATATATTCTTCTGAATCTGGTTCACCAAATACGATTTCAGCAGTTCGTCTAACATTACCTGCAACTACACATTTACCAATCAGATTCATTATATCTACAATTGTTGTGATTGTAATTGGTTCACCTATATTTTTATCTAAACATTCTGAAACTGACTTATGTACTTCAAGTAATGGTTTATGTCCACTTGATACACCACCAAAGCCTTTAATTGGTTCACCTTCACCTCTTATTTTAGAATAATCAAAATCAACTCCTGTTATACCAAGAAAATATGAGTCAAGTAATCGTCTTACTGATTCAACCCAACCTTCTCTTGTATCAGGTATTACATATGTTTCTTTTTCTCTATCTTCTTTTGGACCTCTGACTACGAATTGTTCTGCACCTTTTGTATCAAATCCTACACCAACTCCAACCATTGAAGCATCCATTAGGAAACAGAATGGTTTAGATAAATCTTCTTTTAGATTGTTAGTTGATACGAATGCACAATTATTAAGAGCCGCGTATAGATTTCTTTCTTCTGTAATTGGTGTTCCCATAGCCCATAAACCTCTACCAGGAGGTAAGAATTTCATATTGAACATTCTGTCATACATTTCTTGAGCGGACCTCTGGGCCTGCCAAGCGTTCCAACCAAGATGATGTGATTCTATCCATTTCTTTTGCATATTGTAAGTACCTTCAACTACTCGTTGACAAGTCTCCCACCACATCTCATTTTTTCCATCATCTTTGATACGAGAATAAGTTCTCATATACACCAATTCACCCAATCCGTTAAAACCGAATGGTGCTTTTTTTCGTTTATATCCGTCAATAAAATTATCTGACAAACTGAATCTTTTGTAATCCATTTTAATCCCCTATCTTTCTGAATACATATATTGGTTCATATTTAAAACCAGTGCCCTTTCCACCTTTTGCTAAAGTGGAAAGACTCAATTGTAAGGTTTGTTCTTGCTTGAGGTTAAAACCTTTTGCAATTCTCAAAGTACCATTTTCTATATTTTTTCCACGACTGGTATTCGCTATGTTCAGTAATAAATATCCATCTTTCTTTAAAGTTTGGTAACAATTTTTCATTGTTTGAAATAAAAATCCATTTATCCATTTATCTTCCGATGGAAACTTTTTATAACTCTGTGTATCCTCATCACTATACTTTTCAGTATCAAAATAAGGTGGTGATGTGAAACACAAATCCACTTTTTCCGCTGGTACAAATACTTCACTCCCAAGTTTATGTAATTCAACCTCTTTGTTTAAATAACTAAAATCTTCTTTAATCTTGCATACACCTTCATAAGCTACGGTTGATGGGTCAGTTCCAATATACTTTTTAACTTTTTTTGACGCTAAAGCTCCTATCAATCGTCCACCCCAACCAGTTGACATATCCCAAACTACTCCATCACCAGCGTAATTATCATATATTAATTTAGCTGCTGTTGGTCTAAAATTAGATACTGCTTGTCCTTCATATTGTTTTAAAAGTTGTCTCAACCTATTTTCTGTAAATCTTATATGTTGTCTCTCACTATTAAATTTTTGAAGATATATCCAAGTTTTTCTTAATACTTTTTTTAATTTTTCATCATCGTGAAAGTTTTCCCAAACACTCATTTTAGCGTTACCACATTTTACATCCCAAAAATGAGGTTCAAAATATGTCCAAGCCAATCGTAAGGCATGCATAGTTTGAATAATTTTATCACCATCAATAATATTAGAAGTATCAAACTTAATTAATTTTTTCATATGTAAATGTTTTTCTTGTTCAGTTATAGTGTAGTGTGGAAATCCAACTTCTCTATAATATCTGAACAAAACATCAAGTCCATACTCCATATCAATATTTCTAATATCACTTCTAACTTTATCAAATTCTAAATAAAGCTTATCAAAATCAGTAAATTTACCAAGTACTTTATAATCAACTAATGATTTCATATTCTATATTATGTGAACATACCCAATAATCTTCAGGTACTTCAATGTGTGTTGGATATTCTGAATCCCAATCCATTTAACCTTCTCCCATTAAATCATCAAATCTATTCTTTAACAAACCCTTCATTAAATTATCACGATTATCTATTTTTTGTTGTTGTTCTTTACCACCAACACTACTACCTTCATATATTTCAAGATGTCCTGTATTAGTATTTACTTTTGCTGGATAAGTAATACCATCAGGGCCAAATCTATTTTTAATAATATGAAATCTACCAGTATTAGCAATTTTATCTTCTACTTTTCTACTTAATGACATCACAAAATCTGCTGTCATTACTTTTTGATATGATTCAGAAACTTTACCTGCTTCAATCACATCCTCATCAAGAGCACTTCTGTTAGCTTGTGACGCTGTCCACACTGGAACATCAAACTCACCAGCCATACCTCTTAAATCTTCATAAATATTTCCAAGTGCGTGTCTAACTTCTCTACTATTACCTGTATCTTTTAATATATCAGCATAATCTACAACCACCATATCTACTTGTGTTCCAAGTGTTGTGATTCTTTTCAGATGAGCAGATAATGTATTTACACTTGCAGATTTAGTTGGATAATACTTAATAACCAAATCACCTTTTAATTTTTCCATTTCACCTTGAACATCTTCTTTATGATATTTAAGATTTTGATTCGCTATACCTGTAAATATAGAATCATATCTCAACCCCACATATGCTTCATTCAATTCAAGTGAATAATGAACTATATGTTTTCCTGTTTTCATAGAGTTCGCACCAATCGCGGCTAATACCCAAGTTTTACCAACACCAGCTGGTGCAACAATTACACCAAGTTCTCCACCACCTAAACCACCTTGAGTTAGTTCATCTATCACTTCCCAACCAGTTTCAACCGTCTCACGAGCCGTTTCTGAATATCTATCTTCAATATGTTCGATGTATTCGTGTCCTATGTTTCTTTCAGTACCAGCATTTAAAGCATCATCTACTAATCTTTTAATTTGTTCAAAGTCACCTTTTGATTCCATTATATCAACTGATTGTATGATAGCGTTTTTTAATGTTTGATTCTTAAAAAAGTCAAGACATTTGTCTTGTATAAAATCTAAATCAGGAGACTCTATATGTCTAAATACTTCTTTTAAATTTTCAACAATAGCTACTTTTAAAACATTACTTTCAACTTCTTGTGTTTTTACTTTAAATACATCAAGTGTAATACATTTTCTGTATTCATCATAATATTTTTTAGTTTCCTTTACAATCCATTTTAATGAATCATTATCATAATGTTTCTCGTCAAGTATATCGTGTATCTGTTCAAGAAATGTTTGATTCTTCATCAATGATGCTATTGATTTTATTTGAAAATTATGTCCAAACTCTGTTAACTTATCTGTCATTTATATACCCTTCTATTAATTTTCCTTTTCTTTTACCTAAATAATCTACTAATAAATTAGGATTATCTAATGCTTCAAATTTATATTTTCTATGAAATCCATTGTGACATTTCCAACATAAAACTACTCCGTTATTTCTATCATATCTTTTTTTAGGAAACTTTTGCCAACTATATATGTGATGGGCGTGTAGTACTCTTGTTGTCTTTCTTTTCTTATTACACTTGACACATACATAATGTCTTGATAAACCAACTTTTCTTTTGTTGAGTTCAAAAACCATTTTACGCCAAGTCTTGTATCTTACTTCACCCTTACTATTTTTCCATCTGTTTCCTGGTTTGAATCTCATTTACTCAAACCTCTAAACTTATCCAACCTCATAAATTCCATAATCCAACTATCAAAATTCTTTATCTGTGTAGATAATTTATCTTGTAAAAACATAGTTTGAAACTTATATTTTACAAGTTGTGGTATTTGTTGATTGATAGTATTTACCACTTTTCTTTTTATATGTTTTGGAATATCTACATTATTTAACTGCATTAATAGATAATTCCGTTTCACTAATATAGCACTTTTTTTTATATTTGTCAAGAGTTTTATTTTAGAATCTGTATTTTCTACAAACTCCAATAATTCTCTAACACCAAAATTTTCCGTAGAAGAAATTCTTGGACAAAATTTTTGTAGACTTTTAAGTCCAGCACCTTGTACTCCATTGATATTATCTGACTTATCACCATCTAATATTCTGTAAGTCAGCATATTATGAGAATGTACACCATATTCTTCGAATACTTTTTCTTTAGTGTAAAGTTTCTTTTTTGTTGGACTCCAAATTTTTACCCTATCATCTACGAGTTGTAAGAAGTCTTTATCTGTTGACATAATAAATATGTCACTATCTTTCAGAACTTGTTGTGACACATAAGCAATAGTATCATCAGCTTCTATTCCATCCATACAAAGTAATGTCAAAGGTAAGTGTTCTAAATACTCAACCAACCTACCCATCTGTTGTCTCATTGAAGCTTCTTCATCTTGAGGAGCTGTTCCCCAATCTACATTACGATTAAGTCTTTGTTTAACTTTTCTATTTGATTTATATTCAGGATAGATTTTTCGTCTTCTTTTACTACCATCTTTACCATCAAAAACAATTATCACTCTTGATGGTTTTAAAATATCTGAAGTATACCTAATTGATTTTAGAAAACCCATCATCCCACCAATATGTAATCCATCATCATTCATAGAAGGATTAACCGCGAAGGCTCGAATAAATGTATTCAAGCCATCCACAATTAATACTCTATCATTTAGATGTGTTACTGATTTATGTTCTTGATTTTTTGTTTGTTCTAAAAATGATATAAACTTCTTGTTTAAATCAACATTAGAGCTCATCAACAACCTCATTGGTTTCGCTTACATCATCGATACCAAGTTCTTTAGAATCATATTTAAGAATACAAGCTTCACAGATTTGTTCATAACAATATTGTTTAAGTTTAGGATTAGTATTCATAAGTTCTTCAAAATCTTTTGATTGAAACTTATGTTCTTTAATCACCTCACCAGTATCTGTGTCTGTTTCATTTAAAGTATACCAAGAACCACCGACTTTACAAATCTTATGTTCTTTCATTACTGTTAACCAACTACCGTAATCATCAATACCTGTATCAAAAAACAATGGAAACTCCGCAGTTCTCATTGGAGGGCCAAGACGATTCTTAATCACTTGTCCTTTAATTTTAATACCAATAGTATTTTTCTTACTTGAGTCTTTAATTTGTCCTACATTCTTAAATCGAACACGAGTTGATGAATGGAATGGAAGAGCCTTACCACCTGAAGTAGTCCAAGGATCTCCAAACAT